TTCTTTGGAATTTAACAACATCTCAATTACAATTATGGACAGGAACTAAATGGGTAAATATATACGAAGGAGACCAGTCAGGAGTAGAAGGAGTATCTGGTTTAGGAAAACTGAGTGTTTCGACAAATGGTTCGATATCAGTAAACATACTGTGATGAATAAAGACAAATTAATGGAAGAACTTATTAAAGATGAGGGTTATGAGTACGGAATATATGAAGACCATCTTGGCTTTGCTACTTTTGGAGTTGGGCATTTAATTCTTGATACGGATAAAGAGTTTGGTCAGGCTGTAGGTACTCCAGTTTCAGAAGAAAGAATATTAGAATGTTTAAAGAATGACATAGACGTAGTCTGTAATGAGTTAGATAGAAATATGCCTTGGTGGAAAGAACTTAATGATAACAAACAACGTGTTTTAGCTAATATGTGTTTCAATTTAGGTAGACCTAGACTTAGTAATTTTAAAAAGTTTCTTGCTGCGTTAGAGTCAGATGATTATGAAAAAGCTGCTGTAGAAATGATGGATTCTAAGTGGGCAACCCAAGTAGGGGATAGAGCAGTTAGATTAAGAGATAGAGTATTACAGGAGGATTAGAATGTATGAATACAGTTGTAAGGTTGAAAGAGTTGTTGACGGGGACACTGTGGATGTTGTTCTTGATCTTGGTTTCGATATTCAATATAAGTCTCGTGTTCGTTTATATGGTATTGATACTCCCGAGTCACGCACTCGTAACTTGGATGAAAAGGCTAGAGGAAAGATGGCTGGGGCTTTCTTAAAAGAAGCAGTAGACGCAGGAAAAAAAGTAGTGATTCAAACCAAGTTAAAAGACTCTAGAGGTAAGTTCGGCAGAGTTTTGGGTGATGTTGTAGTAGACGGAGTAAACATAAATAAAGCAATGGTCGAAAGTAATTACGCAGTTGAGTATTACGGTCAATCTAAAGAAGATGTAGAAGAAGAACATCAATTAAATAGAACAAAATTAATAGAGCAAGGATTATTTAACCCTGAGGAGAAAAAATGAAATTAGGTATATTAAAATCATTAGTAGGAACAATTGCTCCTACACTTGGAACTGCTTTAGGTGGACCAATGGGCGGTATGGCTGCAAACATGCTTTCAGAAGTTTTAGGTTGTGATCCTGAACCAAAGAAAATACAAAAAGCTATGGAGACTGCTAGTCCTGAGCAACTTGCCGAACTTAAAAAGGTTGAAGGTGATTTTGAAGTCCAGATGAAAAAGCTTGATATAGATTTGTTTGCTTTAGAAACAGCAGACGTTCAGGATGCTAGAACAAAATTCAGTAAAGACTGGACAGCCCGAATAATGGGTATTCTTGTAGTGGGTGGATTTATGGGGTATATCTTTTTAGTAACTATACAACCCCCAGAACAGAACTCAGAAGCTTTAATTAACCTTGTGCTAGGGTATTTAGGTGGTTTAGCAAGTGCTATCATATCTTTTTACTTTGGAGCGTCACACACAACGAAAGGGGACGAATAAAGAAATGAGTTGCTTGAGAACAGGAAAGGAGTATATACTATGAGGATGAACGCACAAGGGTTAGCTTCTTTAGGTAGGGGAGGCGATGACCAAATAGGTCATTTAACAACAGGAGAAAAAGTTTTACCACTTCCTGTGGCTGAAGATCCTTCTGTTCAAAGAGTAATTAAGCAATCTTTTGCTAAGCACGGTCTTAACGCTGATCAATACACCGTAGGTCATGCCGATAACTCAGTCAACCCTTTAACAGATTACCCCGAATATGGGCTAGGTAAAGCTTTTAAAAAATTAGGGAAAGCTTTTAGGAAAGTTGCTCAGGTAGTAGGAACGGTAGTGGGCTTCATTTACGGTGGACCTGTTGTGGGGAAAGCTGTAGGTGCAGCGATAGGTAGTGTTGCTGGTGGGGCAGTTAGAAGAGGTAAATTTGATGCAAAAAAAGCAGTAGGTGATTTTGCTGGTGGTTATACTTTGGGCAGTGTTGGTGTTGGTATGGGACTTCAAGGTGGAACTGGTAGTGCAGCAGGTAGTGGTATGTTTGGTGGTCAAGGTATTAGTGGATTAAAAGCTGCATTCCAGCCTGTCAGCAAAGGTGGAATGTGGGGTTGGCAAGCTACTCCATCAACAGCTGGTGGTATTGGTGGTTTCTTCCAAAATGTGGGAGCGAATGCTGCTTCATTTTTAGGTGCGGACACTGCTTCTTATCCCCATACATTTTCTGGAGGTCATCAAGGACGTTTAACATATGATATTCCTTCAATCAGTGAGGCTTGGGGAGGTCTTAAGGGGATACAAAAAGCAGGTGTAATGGGTATAGGTGGACTAGCTGCCAGTAAAGCAGGATTATTTGACCAACCTGAACTACAGGGTCGACCAGAGGGTATGGGGCTCACTGAACAGCAAAAACAATATTTAACAAGAGGATTAAGACCAGCTACCACAATGCCAGGAGTAGGTGGAAGTTCATCGGGACCAATGGGACAATACCAAGGCGGAGCAGGAATAGGTGGTATGAGTAACCCTCAACAAGATTTACTGGATTATCTAGAAGAACAAAAACGTAAATATTTAATGCAGTTCCCTCAGTTCCAAACTGGCAGAGCTTATGGGTACAATCAAGGTGGACCAGTACCGAGACAAGGTTATGCAAAAGGTGGTGAAGTAGACACTGTACCTGCTATGTTGACCGAAGACGAACACGTATTAACAGTAGATGCCATTAGAGGGCTTGGCGGTGGTGATATAGAAAGAGGTCATCAAATAGCTAAAGAAATCAATGATTCAGCAGAAATACAAGAACAATTACAAAACCAAATACTGCAACGTAAATACTTTATGCAGTTTCCACAATTTAATAGAGGAGTAGTTTAATGGCAGAAGAACAATATTTAGATCAGACGAGTAAGTCTGTTCCTCCACAGTATTTAGCTGATTTATATGCGGGAGCAGGAGCAGGTGTTCCTGGTATGATCCCTTTATTGAATCAAGACATTTACAATAAATTCGCCACTATGGGTGTTCCAGGAATGAATCCTTACACCTATCAAGGTATGAGGGTGGCTCCGTTTAGCCAAATGCAACAACAGGGGTTTAACAAAATAGGTCAAGGAGTAGGATCTTATCAACCTTATTTTAATGCAGCAGGACAAGGGTTGACAAGAGGTGCAGACACAGCAACACAAGGCTTCAACCAAATGGGGGATTTATACGGAAAAGGTATAGGTGCCACAGAAAGTTCAGTTGGACAAGGAATGAACCTCTTAGGTCAAAGTACAGGAATGTACGGTAAAAGTGCAGGGATTTTAGGTAATGTTCCTGGGATGTCTAGTAACCTTTACAGTCAGTCTTTACAGGGATACAACCCGAATAGTGTCGGAAACTATATGAATCCATACACAGAAAATGTAGTGGATAAAACATTAGGTAGAATGAGACAGGGCATAGACAGACAAAGAACGGCATCAAGAGATTCTGCTGTGGGTGCTGGGGCTTTTGGCGGTAGTCGTGGTAGACTAACGGAAGAAAATATAGAAAGGGCTGGTCAAACAGCAATGGGTGATACTGCTGCTGGTCTTTATGGTCAGAACTATGCACAAGCACAACAGGCAGCAATGGGCGAATCTGCTTTACAGAGACAACTACAACAATCAGCAGGATCAAACTTAGCTAATATTTACGGTGGCGTGGCTGGTGGATTACAAAACGTGGCTGGTGGATTAGGTAACGTGGCTGGTGGTGTTGGTTCTTTAGGAAGTCAACTTGCTAATGTTTACGGAGGCTACGGCACTAACTTAGGGAAAGCTGGTTTAGGTCTAGGACAATTTATGGGTAATACAGGTATGAACATGGCTAACTTAGGTGGTTTGCAGCACGGTTTACAAGGTCAAGATATTAACCGTTTAATGCAGGGTGGTCAAATGCAGCAAGGAATGCAACAAAGAATAGCCGACACAGATTACGGAAACTTTGTGGGTCAATACAACCTACCTAGTCAGATACTTGGTCAAGGTATTGGGATGACTTCTCCTGTTCTAGGAGCATTAGGTGGTACGTCAAACACTAACAGATACGCAACAGGTACAGGAAGTGATTCTTTAATGGACAATTTAGCAACTGCTCTTTCTGCATACGGAGCATATAAGCAGTGGGGTAATTAATTATGGCAACTAATATGGGGTATCCAAACGCAGGCATAGTTTCTGTGATGGGGCAACAAAATAATCCGATGGGTGGTGTAGTTCAACCTAGAAATACAAATATGTTTAATCCCCAGGAAAATGTTGAAGATACTATTATTAGATTGTATCAAACTAACGTACCTATAGACCAAATTGCCGCAATGACTGGGACTGATTCAACAACGGTTGCTCAAGTTATAAACAATAGCAGAGGAATGGACACTTACGCTAACACTAGAGACATTACTCCACCAATTGGTGCCCCAGATATTGAAGTAGAACAAGCAGAGTTTGATACTGATTTACCCAGTCCACAGGATTACTATACAAGACCAGATGGTGCTCAACCTGTTGAAATAGAACAACAAGTGTTCTCTACTGATTTACCTGATGACATGGGTACACAAGCTTTAACTGGATTAAATCCCCAATATGCCGAACTGCATCCAGATGCAGTTTCAGAAGCTAGGAAGATTGATGCTCAAATACAGAGGACTTCTCGGGAAGTTTTTGGCGTAGGGGAAAATGACCCCAACTTAGTTCAAGAACTAAACGCTGTTGAATTGTCTGTCTTAGAAGACTTTGAAAGTGAAGGAGATGGGACTTCGTCTGGTGTTGTTGGTGCTGTTCAAGAAAACGCTTTAGTAAAAATAGGGCTTAACGATGTTTTCAGTGATGCGAACATGCCTATAGAAGATAGAATTGATTTCTTTAAACACTACATAGCTGAAACACTTGGCTTAGATTACGGAAACCTAAAAGACGCTCCTGATGAAGGACTACCTTTTCTTGCTGCAGCAAGTGCCTTATTAAACGCTTCTAAAAGCGGTGACTCTAGAATGTCAGGGATTGGTCAAGCCCTAGTATCGTTTGGAATGACTAAAAATCAATTAGGAAGAGTTAGGAACAAAGACGCTAAAGACTTATTGATGACTTCTTTTAACTTAGGTCTAGAATCCCATAAAATAGCACAAGCAGGTACAGGTGAAATGGGTGCTACAGAATGGGTGACTGTTCCTTGGAGTGATGATCCTGTGTTGTTACCTAAAAAAAGTGTAGTGGCGGGAATTCAAAGTGGGGTAAAGATACTACCGTACAATAAAGATAAAGACAGTAAAAGAACACTATATTCTATTCCTAAACTAACTAAAGATGGAATAACATATTCTTATCGAAAAATGACAGAACCTCAATACCAGAACGCACTTAAGAATCTCGACTCAGACTTAATAACAAAAGGATATACAATTCAAGAGGCAGACCAAGGCGATAGATCAAAAAACATACTCTATACTACTCCAGGAGGAGACCGAGAAATAATGACACAAGCTGATTATTTTGCTATGCCGTTTGAGCAACAGACAGGCTTTGAAGAGATATCTGGTATGAATGCTGTTATAGACACAACAGACGGAAATAAACAAAAATATGTGACTGATGAAGAATTAGCACTGGCACCTCCAGGGCAATTTCAAAGTTTAACTTA